CCCCCCGTCCCTTTAGATTTTCAGCCCGGTCAATCCATTTTCAAAAATCCTCGATTTTCGAGCGGATTTTAAGCAAATTTTGCCGGCAGAATCCGCGAAAAGTTTTACGATTTTAACGTGCTAAAGTATGAAATATAGACTTGCTTTGGTGAATGGAAAGCCTATTTTTTTATGCCTGCAAGCTTGTAAAATGCCCGCAGTCGCCTTATTATTTTGCTATGGTAAAAAGCTTAACCATATAAGGCATTTAAAGCTGTATAAGGCTATAAACGGCATAGAAGCATAACGGCAAAACTGCCTTTATTTTGGTGGCTGTTGTTCCTGCTTGTGCTTTGCCCGCGTAGCTTTTACGCGCTGTATAACAGCATCCCGATTTTGGGCGTAGTATTCCCGGTTGTTTTCCGCTGAATTTTTGCGGCGTGCGATTTCTGCGCACTCTGAACAGCAGTATTTCTGGTACACAGACATAAAAGTTTTACCGCATACTGGACAGATTCGGCTTGTTTTTTGGTTGGATAACTGCAACCGCCTGCGTTCATTTCCGGCGGCGTCCTGCCGGCGCTTACGTTCAGTAGCACAGGCAGCGGAGCAGACATCTACACCCTTGCAGCTTAAAAAGCTTTTGCCACAAATGGTGCATTTTTTCATTTTTGGCATAGAATACCCCCTTTTATATTTTAAGATAACACAAAAAAAGCTATAAAAATAGCCTTGCATTTTTTTGGTATATATGATATTATATTTTGCAAATGAAAGTTTGCGATGTGTGCGGTGTTTTGATAAACCGTAACACGTGGTGTATTGAAATATGTTTTATATTTCGACATCATTTAGCCACACACAAAAGCCCCGGAAACAATCCGGGGCTTTTTTATTCTTCTAGAAGATACTTGTATGCCCTGTAAATTTCTTGGGCTTTGCTAATTTCTTTTATATTCCCAAAAAAATTTCGAAATAAAACGGCGTCGGGTTTTACGAACACCGTTACAAGTTCGGCTTCCCGGTCGTATTTGGAATATTTTTTTCTATCGGCTTTTACCCTACGATAAAAGTCGATACATGCCCCTATTGTTTGCTTTTGCACGTCTAAGAGATATAATTTATTCCCGAGTTTAATCGGTATATCTCTTGTTGTTCCATACGGCAACTTGCCAATGGCGACATCGTCGCCAGTATTTAAATTA